GGCCGCGGCCGCATGCCCGCCCGACCTGAAGGCGGCGGTCCTTCTCATCCTCGGCGACCGGTGGCGGAACCGCGGGGACGAGGCGAAGACGGGGCCGATCCCCGACGCGGCCAGGCGGATCCTCTTGAACTACCGGGCGCCGGACGCCCAGGCGGGGAATCCCGATGGCTGACCCGTACGCGAAAAACGTCGCCGGCCTCGACTCGCCCGCCGAGAACTCGGCCGACCTGACGCCCGACGACGGCACCGACCTCACGACCGCGACGAGGGCCCTCTGGGTCGGCGTCACCGGGTCGGTGAAGGTGACGCTGGTCGGTGGGACGACGGTGACGTTCGCGAGCGTCCCGGGCGGGACGATCCTCCCGGTCCGCGTGGCGCGACTCTGGGCGACCGGGACGTCGGCCACGAACCTCCTGGGGCTCTGGTGACGCGTGCAGAAACCCACGGGCCAATACACGGAACGCGTCCGGCTCCTGAAGCGGACCCTCGCCGCGGCGGACGCGACCGGGCAACAGGTCGAGTCCTGGCCCGAGACGTCGGGCGACCGGTGGCTCTGGTGCCGGGTCGAAATGCTCAACGGCATGGAGCGGGTCGCCGCGGCCGGCGTGCAGTCGAACATGGCGGTCCGGGTCTCGATCCCCGGCCGGGTCATGGGCATCGAGGCGGTCGACCGACTGAAACACCTCGACGCCGTCTACGTGATCGGCGGGGTGTTCTTCGACGGCCACGACGTCGTCTGCGACTGCCGGCTCCCGGCGGTGGCGTGACGTGGCCCTGGTGAAGACGGCGATCGTCGCCGACATGAGCGCCGCCCGGCAACTCGGCGGGACGGCGTTCCTCCGGCGGGTCACCCTCAAAGGGGCGAAGGCCGCGGCGAATCTCGTCGCCCCGCGGGCGAGGGCGGCCGCCCCGCGGCGGAAGGGGTCGGGCGCACTCCGGCAGTCGATCGGCGTCAAAGCCGAGGCCGGCAAGAAGAGGACGGGGGCGATCGCGGTCGTCGGGGCCCGGAAGAAGGTCGTGAAGACGGTGCCCCGGGGGAAGAAGACGGTGAAGGCGGTCCCGGCGTTCTACGCCCACCTGGTCGAGAAGGGGACGAAGGCCCACTCCCTCGGAAAGGGCGCGAAACTCGGCCGGAAGGGGAAGCCGACGGTCGGCCAGGACGCGGGGAAGAAGCACCCGGGGGCGAAACCCGAACCCTTCCTCGGGCCGGCCTGGGAGGCCGTGAAAGACCAAGCGGGGGCGGCCGCGACGGCCGCGATCGGGGCCGAGGTGCAGAAGGAAATCGCGAAGCGGGCGGCGAAGGCCGCCAAACTCACGGGGTGACACATGGCCGTGCCGAAGACGCCCGAGGAAGCCGTCGCCGCGCGGCTCAAGGCCGACAAGGCCGTCCAGGCGATCCAGCAGGACCGGGTCTACCCGCAACTGGCGACCCAGGAGCCGACATACCCCTGCTCCACCTACCAGCGGACGGGGCTCGACAAGCCGCAACGGCTCGACGGGGCGAGCCAGGTGACGAAGTACCTCGTCGAGGTCGCCCTCTTCGCCAGGACGGAAGCCGAGCTCCACGCCCTAGGCGTCGCGACCGTGAACGCCCTGCAGAACTGGCGGGACCCGGCGAACAACGTCCAGGGCTGCTTCCACACCGACTCCGACGCCTCGGCCGACGAGGAGGGGCAGGTGCGGACGATCCGCCACACGTTCGCGGTCTGGTTCAAGTCGTAACGCCGCGTCGAGCGGCCGGGGAGAATGACCATGAGCCAGATCGGCCTGGGGACCAAAGTCGAGATCAACGACGGCACGGCGAGCGCGTTCGTCGCCGTCAGTAACTTCGTTCACCTGAAACCGCCCAACGAGGAAGTGTCGAAGGTCGATTCGAAGCGGCTCGACCTCTACGCCCGCACGCTGACCTACGTCCAGGGGCTGCAGGTCCCCGGCGAGTTCACCTACGAATACGAGTTCACCTCGGCCGAGTATGCCCGGCACGAGGGCCTCCGCCGGGACGGGACGACCAACAAGTCGGTGCCGAAGAGCTTCAAGATCACGATCGTCGAGGACACCGCCAACACGGTGAAGACCGTCCCCGGCTTCATCACGAAGAACGAGATCGGGCAGATCTCCGCGGACGAGATCGTGATGGTCACGGTCACCGTCTGCGTGACCGGACCGTCCAGCTGACCCAGGAGCCCCATGACCCTCGACAAGGCCGCGGTCCTCGCCGCGATCGTCGTCCGCCCGGTCCCGTTCGACCTCCCCGGGTTCGGGACCATCTACCTCCGCCCCTGGGACGTCGGCGAACGGCTCGCGTTCCGGGAGTGGGTCGGCGGGGTGAAAGATAACCTTCCGGCCGTCTACCGGCGGATGGTCGCCGCGAGCGTCTGCGACGCCGACGGCAAGCTCCTCTTCGCCGACGCGGACCTCGTCGCCATGAGCGGGGCCTCCGCCGAGGCGATCGCCGGGCGGGTGAACGAGATCAACCGGATCGGGGCGACCGACCCAAAAAAAGACACTTCGCCGGAAGGGCCGACCGCGCGTTCGCCTTCCGGCTCGCCGGGCACCTGAAGATGACGGTCGCCGAGCTCGGCCGGCGGATGGACTCGGCCGAGTTCGCGGAGTGGTCGCACTACTACCGCGAGTTCGGGTTCGACGCCGACCGCCTCGAATACGCGACCGCGAACGCCGGGGCGGCCGTCTGCCAGTCCTGGGGCGGCAAGGTGCGGGCGAACCAACTCGTCCCCAGGTTCGGGCCGCCGGCCCCGCCGCACCCGGCGACGATCCACGCCTGGCTTAATTCCCTCACCCCCGACCGGTTCCTCCGATGAGCGCCGCGAATCAAATCGGCACCGGGGCGGTCGTCATCACCGCGAACGCGGACGGCCTGTCCGCCGGGCTCAACGCCGCCGGCAGCCAGGTCGAGAAGTGGGCACATCAAACGTCCGCGAAAGTGGCCGACCACGGGAACGCGGGTAAGTCGGGCGGCGGGATCCTCGGCGGCCTGTTCGGTTTCGCGAAAGCCCACCCGGTCGTCACCGCGGTCGCCGCCACCGGGGCGATGATCGCCGGGTTCGCCGGCGAAGCGGTCGGCACGATCAAAGAACTCAACGTCGAAGGGCGCAAGGCCCAAAGCCTCGGCGTGGCGAGCGACCGGTACATGGGCCTCGCCGCGGGGCTCAAGAGGATCGGCCTCGACGGCGACGCCGTCCCCGCCGTCCTCGGCCGCCTCGGGAAGGCCGTCGCGGGCGGAAGCCCGGCCCTCGAAAAGCTCGGCCTGAACGCCGAGGACCTCCTCCGCCTCCCGCTCGACGAGCAATTCCTCAAGGTCGCCGACGCGATCAAGGCCCTCCCGCCCGGCGCCGCCCAGGCCGGGGCGGCGATGGAGATCTTCGGCCGGTCCGGCTACCAGCTCCTCCCCTTCCTGCAGAAGGGGTCGGAGGGGATCGAGCATTTCATCGCCCACGAGAAGGCGATCGGGGCGGCGCTCGGCCAGGAGGACATGGACAAGGTGATGCGGGCCCGGGCCGCGTTGCCGAAGATCGGGGCCGCGTTCGAGGGGTTCTGGAACAAGATCGTCGTCGCCGCGGCCCCGGTGATCGAGACCGTCGCCGGCGGCCTCACCAAGGCGTTCGAGAAGGTCAGCCCGGTCCTCTCCGTCGTGGCGTCGTTCGTCGACGGGGCCTTCTTCGTGGTCGGCGAGGTCGTCACCACGGTGATCGACCTGGTCGGCTCCTTCCTCGGCGACCTGGGCGACGCGGTCGGGGTCACGATGGACTGGAAGGAGGCGACGACCCTCGCCGGTCACATCGGGATCGCCGTCTTCGGCGCGGTCTGCGTCGTCGCCGCGGCCCTCTGGGACTCGATCAAGGCCGGGGCCGGGGTCGTCACCTGGGTCGCGTCGCTCACCGTCGACCAGTGGGGCCTCATCGTCGACGTCTTCAAGGAGATCATCGACCTCGCGAAGCTCCTCCCCGACGAACTCCGGCCCGACTGGCTCGACGGCCTGGCCCAGGGGGTCGACCAGTTCTCCTCGAAGATCCACGGGGCCGCGTCGGACATGCGGGCGTGGGGGGAGAAGCAGGTCGGCGACGTCGGGAAGGGCGTGGCCGACACGATGGAATGGGTCGACGGCCTGCACGAGAAGTTCGACGAGCGGAACAAGCAACAGGTGAAGGCCCACCCCGAGGCGGCGGCCGCCGCGGCCGCGGCCGACGAGGGCCCGCTCAAGTTCGCCGCGGCCGTCCTCGCGGGGAGCCAGGACATCCACCGCATCACCGCCCAATCCCAATTCGGCGGACTCGTCGGGGGCGACGCCGGCGACGTCCCCAAGCAGCAGCTCTCCGAGCTCCGCCAGCACGGCAAGACCCTCGAAAAGATCGCCGCCGCCCTGAAGGACGACGACGACGCGGAGGCGATCTAATGTCCGTCGTCTCCGTCGACGAGCTCTTCTCCGGCCGCAAGGCGTCCCAGGACGACAAGCGGGTCCGGAAGTACACCCGCCTCTGGGAGGTGCGGACCGACGACCCGTTCGACGACGAGACGATCGTCTACGCCGGGGCAGGCCTGCCCGCGATCGGCGCCCGGTACGTCACCCCGAACGCGTCCGACCTCGGGGCGTTCGTCGTCGGAATCGATGCGAGCCAGAACGAGATCGACCCGACCCTCTGGCTATGCACGGCGAACTACGAATCCCGGACCCGGATCCCCGGCTCGGGCGGGACGGTGAACTCCGACGGCCAGGGCGGGAACGACCCGGTGACCCCGGGCAACGTCGACCCCGACCCGCTCGCCCGACCGCCGGTCTACAAGGGCGGGACCCAGAAGGCGAAGGCCCTCGTCACCCAGGCCCTCAATCCGGACGGCGACCTCGTCGACGTACTCAACACGGCCGGGCAGCCGTACGTCCCCGCGATCGAGGCCGACCGCGGCTTCCCCGTCGTCACGGTCACGATCAACAAGCCCCTCGACTGGCTGAACCTCGTCACCCTCTACGGCCCCAACGGGTACGACGATTCGGTCAACCTCACCACCTGGAAGGGCCTCCCGCCGCGGACGGTGAGGATCGACAACATCGAGTGGGAGGAGGCGTTCGAAAACGACACGAGCTTCCTGAAGGTGACCTGGCAGCTCGCGGTGAACTTCGAGACGTGGGACTTCGTGGTCGCGAACGTCGGCTTCTACCAACTCACCGGGGACGGGTCGGACGACAGCCCGTGGGGGTACGAGAAATACGTCGACCCCAACGGCCGCGAGCCGACCGACCCGGTGCCGCTCGATGTGAACGGCCATTTCGTCACCCCCGGGACGACCCCGATCCTCACCCAGAAGTACCGGTATTACCGGGAACTCGAATTCTCGGGGGTCGTGCCGTGACGCCGATCGGCCTCACCCCGATTACGGCCCGGCGGGTCAAGGAGCTCGTCCGGCGGAAGGACCCCGGCCCGGCCCCCATGCCCCGCGGCGGCCCGATGCCGCAGGGCACGGCCCTCGTCGTCTGCAACTCGGACGAGCCGGCGGCCGACTCCGGTCTCGGCGCCGAGTGTTACCCCGGCACGATCCTCAACCCCTCGGCCGGCGAGACGGCAGAGGACCTCGGCGAACTCGGGCCCGCCTGGCTCACCGTCATCGACGGCGCCGCGGCGATCGTCCCGACGCCGGGCGTCGTCTATGACTGCCGGCTTTTGGGTCCGGTCGCGTTCGACGACGACCGCCGGCCACGCGCGATCGGCGACCCGTCGGCGGGCCCGACGACCCCGCCGATCCTCTACCGGACACTCCACGAACTCTCGCCCTGGCCGACGTCGCTCGAATACGTGCCCCACACGTCCCAGGCGAGCTTTGCGACGGACGAAGGGGTGGGCGTCTTCGCCGGGTCCTCGGCGTTCGCCCGGATCGAGCTCCCCGGCCTGGCGGGGAACTACGACCCCACCGACGCGTACGAGGTTGAGCTCGACATCCACGCCCAGATGTGGATCGAGACGACGCCGGGCATCGTGCCCGAGACGCTCGTCGACCCTGTAAGGGATTACTCGGGCCACGCGTTTACGAGCGGCTTGGTTTGCGGCGTGAACCTGTCGGTGCAGCTCCTCTACGGGGTCGACGTCCAGGCCGTCGGCACGCCGCTCGCCCCGGACTCGAGTTCCGCCCCACTCATCCAGTTCAAGCGGCGGAACATCCGCGTCCCCGCGGCGTCCGACGTCTATACGATCCCGCTCCCGCCGCCGCCGGTCGAGGCCGCCGACGAGGTCGGGGACAGCCCGCCGGCGCCCCCGTCCCCGCCCCCGCCCCCCTGCCCCCCCCACCCCCCCGCCCCCCCC